CGGCAGCTTCCACAGCGGCCCCTGGTGAAACGTCGCCCCGCGGCCGACCAGGGCCATGGCCTCCGGCTCGACGGCGAGCGCGGAGATGTCCGTCATGTTGATATTCCGGATCCCCGCCCGGTGGTACTCGACGACGGCCCGGCCCGTCCCGCAGCAGTAGACGTTGATTTCCTTTTCCTTCCCGATGTACCCCAGCGTGAAGGGGACCATCCGCTGCTCCATGGACCCCAGGCGATAGTTCCCGGCCTCCCATATTGCGTCAAAACGGGCTTTCCAGCCCTGGGCCGGGGGATCACTCGCGATCAGGATTAAAACGTCGCCTGGACCAGGCAGCGCAGCCAGGACCGGCCAATATTTCCGGATCCGCTCCCGCCACCACTCGGCCGGCTTGACGGTCAGGTGCAGCGGCTGGCCGATGTGCGCCGGCCCCCAGCTGTCCGGGGACGTGGCGATGGTGAAGAAGCAGCTGTCGGCCTTGTTGTGGATCCCGGCCAGGGCCGGCTCGACCCACTTTTCCGGAAGGTGTTCCATGACATCGCAGCAGAATCCCCAGGCCGCCCTGGGCAGATCCCAGGGAAGGTCGTGCAGGGATGCCTGGAAGAAATCCCCGTTGAAGTCGTGGCGCAGGCCGGCGCCGGTGATGTCGACCAGGAGCGTCCGGTATCCCGCCTCGATCAGTTTCATGGCCGCGTCGCCGGACCCGCAGCCGAAGTCGATCACGGACTCGCCGGGCTTGGCGTAGTTCAGGAAGGTCGCGACGTGCGCCGCCCCCGGCCCGCTGCTGTATCCGGGGACCTGGTGCATGCGGACGTATTTGTCCCGTTCCTTCTCAAGCAATTCGTCGTGCATCAGGTTCCCCCAGCCATTCCCGGGTCCGACCGCTCATGGACTTGACCCGCCCGGCGAAGTATTTCGCGGCGCGCTGCCACTCCATGGCGATGAAATCGGAATCGAACATATTCAGTTTCACCCCCGGCGGGTCGTAGAAATGCCCGTCCCCGTCCAGCGGGACGCCCGCCAGGATGATCTCGTCGTACCCCAGGGCCAGGCCGATCATCACGGCAAGGATCGACGACGTCCCGGCCATGGCCCCCTCGACGGTCCCCCACACGTAGTCGCACTCGGACAGCCCCGGCTTGCCGTGGCGCCGGTAGCTGTGCGTCGTGATGTGGCTCGGCTCCCCCTGGTAGCATTGCCGCAGCGCCCGCCACAGGTTCGGCTCCTCCGGGTGCAGCGACACGCCGTGATGGACCCGCCACTTGTAGTGCAGGATCATGTTGTTCACGGCGATGATCCCCAGCTTGTCGACGTCCCGGATCCGGGCGATGTCCGACCAAACGGACCGCCCGCAACCCAGGACGACGGCACAGCCGGAGAAGTTGCCGGCGCACCGGGGCGGGGCGTCTCCGTCCCGCCCCACGATGCCGTTGAGGACCCAGCCCATTAGTTCGGGCAGGCCTTCAGGATGATGACCTCGACCGCGCCGGTCGCCTCCTCGACGCCCGTCTTCAGGACGAGCGGCGTGTCCGCCGTGGCCTTGTAGCCGACGCCGTCGACCTTCGCGCATTGCGTCACCTGTCCCGCCGTGGTGAAGACCGTGGCCGCCAGGTAGCGGTCGTCGTCGCCCGCGTCGCCCAGCTGGAGCGTGGTCGCGCTCCCCAGGTCGGCGCCGATGACCCAGCCCGTCAGGAAAACCTCGTCCTTCTTCAGGACGCCCACGTTGACCAGGGTCCCGATGGCCGCGGAGGCGAAGGTGTAGGTTTCGTGCATCGCCCGGACCTTGCCGCCCCATTCCGCGCCCATCTGCGTTGCGATGGCCGGGGCCAGCGATTTCGCGTAATTGGTTCCGTCTGCCATTGTTCAAACCTCCCTTTCGTTATTCATTAAGTCTCGTAGGCCTGGATCTCGACGACCCCGTCCTCGTCCATCCGGGTCGCGCCGATGCTCATGCCGGCGTAGACCTGGACCGCGTTGTTCTTGTCCGCCCGGGTGCTGATGTCCGTTGCGATGTCGCTGCAAATGGCCAGCAGCATGGAATCCCGGTGCCAGGCGTAGCAGTAGCGGACGCTGGAGGCGACGGTCAGCCGTTCGGAGCGGATGAACTTGAAGCCCAGGAAGGTGTCGATCTCGCCCCGGGCCAGGGCCTTGACGGTGTTGTAGTCGGCCGATTTGACCTCGGTCGTGTTGAGCAGGTCGTTGTTGATCTGCTTGGACCCGCAGACGATGAAGCGCCCTTCCTCGGGGACCTCGTCGGCGTCGAGCTTCTGCTTGGCGCTCAACAGCTTCGTGAGCGTCAGCCCCGTGGACCCGTGGAGGATCTGCTTGTTGGTCGTGTCGAAGGCGTAGGACGTGGTCCCGTCCATGCCCCCGTAGCAAGTCGCGTTGAAGACCGCGATGATCGCGTCGTCCTTCGCCCGGTTCATGGCCGCGACGGCGTTCTTCAGGTAGGCCGACTGCGGATCCGTGACGGTCTTGAGCTTGTCGAACTTCTCGATCAGGTCCGCCCAGTCGTAATCGTCCAGCGATACGCGCCGGCGGAGATGGGGCGTGCTGATCAGGGGCGTGTCGGCGTGGCGGGTGACCCGCTTCTGCGCCGCCGTCGCGCTGATCTGATCGAAAAACTCGTTCCGGCCGTAGGCGCCGGACTCGACGCGGACGGCCCCTTCCAGGCGGCTCTCCATCTGCTGCATCAGCACCTGGAAAGTCGCGTTGTATTCCTCTTTCAATGCGGTCGTGATCTGAAAACTCATGGGTCATACCTCCAAAAGATAGATTTCGTCTTTCGGTGGGTTGCCCTTCCGGACCCGCCTTTTTGGTTCAGCCGGATCGGTCTGTTTTCAGATCACGATTGCCCGTTCTTTTTGGTTCTTGCCGCTTTCGGGGACCCCTGGCGGGGCTGCCCCCGGGTTAGTTCTGCTGCTGCTCGCCCGCGATGATCCGGGACAGCCGCTCCACTTCCGACATGGCTTCCGCCTTGCGGGGGTGTCGCTTCGACTTCCAGGCCTCATGCAGCGGGTTGTTCGGGTTGGTCATGATGTCCATGCGCTTCCGCTTCGCGTCCGCCGGACCCAGGTCGAAGTCCGGCTTGTCGCCGGCCACCAGGGCCGACTCGGACATTCGCCGGCCGACCTCCGCCAGGATCCGGATCGCGACCGGGTTGTTCGCGAACTGCGCCGTGAAGGCCTTCACTTCCTCCGGGGATCCCCCGAAGGCCCGGAGGACCTTGTTGGCCGTGGCGATCCGGTTGTCGAACTGATCGCCCCACTCGGATTTCAGCGCCTCGACGGCCTTCGCGTGGTACGCCTTCGCGGCGTCCATGGCGGACTTCCGGCTCTCGCCGATCAGCCCGTCGAAAAAGCCGTAGAGCGCCTGGAACTGCTTCTGATTCATCCCGTTGTCGTGGGCGAACTTCCGGAAGCGCTCCTCGACGGCCTTCGCCTGGGGCGTCTCGCCGGGCTTCATGCCTTCGCCCAGCTGGTAGCCCGTGTGGTCTTTCGGCCGGCCCAGGGCCTCGTAGGCCCGGTTCCACACGTCGGGGTTGTCGTTGGCCCCCTTCGGGACGACGAACTTCTCCCCGCCGATCATGGACTGCGCGGAAACCAGGGACTTGAACACCTTCCCCAGGCCCTCCGGCGTCTTCAGGTCGTAGGACTTCAGGGACGGATGGTCCTTGATGTCCGCCGGAATGTAAGTTGAAAAGTCTACGCTTCCCGCTCCGCCGGACGGCGGCGCTGCCGCTCCCGCTCCCGGCGCTCCCGCTCCGGGGTTGCCCGCTCCCGCGGACCCTGGTTCATCTGCCATGTTTCAGCTCCTCCAAAATTTGTTTTTTCCGTTCATCAAAAGTTTGCATCGACGACTTCTCGATGATGTCCAGCACGACGCTGCGCTGCCCTTCCTCGTAGGCCAGTTGCAGGGCGTCGGCCGGTATCCGCGCGGCGAACATATGGTAGCGGTTCGCCAGGTACGTCAGCACGTTCATGCCGGGCTGCGGCCCGAAGGTCAGCCCGAAGTCGATCCGCAATTCCTTTTCCGCGTTCGTCATTTACAGCGCCTCCGCCGGCCCCTGGTTTGCCGGCTGCATCAGGCCCGCCGGGACCGCCGGTCCCTGGCCGCCGGCGGGAGGGGCCGCGGGCGACCCGGGTTCCGGGGCCGTCGTCATGGCCGGGGTCATTTTGTTGGCGATCTCGGCCTTCATCATCTCCTCCTGTTTCGCCTTCGCTTCCGCCTGGGCCTGGGCTCGCTGCGCCCGGATCTCGCGGACCTTGTGGTCCGGGGCCATAAAGGCCGTCGGCGTTCCGTACCGCTCCGCGACGCCGCGGGTGATCTTGTCCAGGTCGAAGTTGTCCAGCACCGACTGGTCCAGCTGCGCGACGCCCTGGGCGAATCCCAGGGACTGCTGGACCGCCTTCGTCTCAAAGACCCGCATGGCCATCGCCAGCTTGCTGATGTACATGATATCGAGCGACTGCCCGATCAGGGCCGGAGGCGGCGGCGGCAGAAACGGGCCGAACTCGTCGCCCCGCATCAGCAGCCAAAAGGCCCGGGCCAGCATCTTGTCGAACAGCTCCGATTGCATCCGGCCCAGGGTCGGACCCAGCAGCACCAGGCGCTCCTCGACCAGCTCCATGACCTCCGTCGCCGTCTTCGCCCGGGGCTGCTGCGCCAGCAGCGTGAACAGGTCCGCGAAGAACATCGCCATGATGTAGTCCCGGCGCTGGTTCTCGTAGGCCAGATCGTACTGCGTGACGTTCGGCCCCATCATGTACTCGGGTTTCCCTCCGGTCTTGTAGTAGGTGACGCCGCCGGGCGTGAATCGCTTCGGGTACATGGCCATCTCGTCCGGGGCCAGGATCGGGGGATCCGACCGCTTCTGATGGACCTTGATGTCGCTCTTTGAAAACTCGTTGATCATCTTGATCTCGGACAGGCAGTCCATCCCCGGCCCGGACCCGTAGGCCTGCCCGGTCTGCTTGCTCCAGCGCGGGACCATGTAGGGAAACTCGTCGAAGCCGCCCTCCTCCAGCAGGTTGCCCGTGTCCTTCTCGACCCACCAGGATCCCCAGGGCTTGTTGATGCCGTCCCACTTGTCGGAATCCCGGTCCGTCCGGGGAAAGACCGCGTGCAGGATGTCGACGAACTTCGTCTCCTCGCCCTTGTCGTAGGCCTTCTTGATCTCGTCGCTGCACCGGTCGCCCCAGGCCTGCATCGCGGTGCGGATCCGCATCGGCTCCAGGCGGATCACCGTGTCGACCTCGCCGTCCGCGTCCTCCTCGATCACGCAGCGGCCGATGTCGAAGACCTTGAAGTTCAGGACCTGGCGCTTCGGCCGGCGCGTACGGACGCCGCCCAGGTACAGGACGCCGGTCCCCAGGGCCGGAAGGTCCGTGTAGAT